TGACGATAATGGTTAATGCGAGGCTCAACGGAATGTGCTTTTTCAAAGCCTGAAATGTTGGCTAAACATATGGCGATCCCAACTAGCCAGCACCTTGCGAGCTTTCCCTTGCGGGCTCGCCTTGTGGCTTTGTGAGCCACTGCTACACTAGAGCCTAGCATCATAAGTCAAACTCCTTTACGCTTAATTAGATGAATTGTCTCAATATGTGGACTGTGATTTACAACACACTATATGTAGATCATCAATGTCAATCCAAGTTTCATCCCATCCGCTTACTGACATAACAAGTCCAATGCGTGATAAGCCTGTTGCGGCACAACTCCATTACCAAGCATTTTTAATTGTTGTGCTCTAGTAAATGGTAAATCAGTAACCCACCCTGGATTCAACCCCATCATATATTCGACAAACTTTACGTTTAATCTATCTTGATCCAATGTACTCGGAATTTTCTGTCTATCCATCTGCAAGCTAAACCTGTACTCATTCCTGGCTTTCCTTTGGTTTTGCCCATTTCGTAATCCTTCACCCTGGATATGTATGCAGCTAGTGGCTCGTCGTGATTCTGTACGTGAATCACAGTTGGAGTTGGTAATACATCCATTGTTCGCAATCCTGGTGTTGCTCGTTTCACATCTGCAGGTGAGCCTCGATGGCTGTCCGATGCTAATGGGGTAGGCAATAATGAATAATCTCGCCCTTTGGTGCGGGGCGCCAACGTCACTTGCTCGTACAACTTGCCATTTTGCATCGTACCTATTTTGGGCAAGGTCTTTAAGAACTTCTTTGAATCCGAGACTAAGATGCCCTCGCACATTTTCCAAGATAACGATTTTTGGTCTAAGTATGCTAATTGCTTTAGATATGTATGGCCATATGTGTCTTTCGTCATTTTCTCCCTTTCGAGCACCAGCTGTGCTAAATGGTTGGCAAGGATAACCTGCAGTTAATATATCTATAGGTTCAACACTAGCCCAATCAATTTGTTTAATATCACCCAAGTTGGGTTTATCAAATCTGTGCTCAATAAGTTTAGATGCGTATTTGTCTATTTCTGCGCACCAAATCATTTCAGCATTAAAGTAAGATTCAACAGCCATATCAAGGCCACCATATCCAGTGCATAATGACCCTATTTTCATTTTTGCCCACCCCACCCGCCACCTTTAAATATGAGCCCAGGTGCGCTATAGATCCTTGACATTTGCAAATTACATTTAGGGCAACTCATAGGCGTGCTGTCATCATCGTAGGATCTATGCACCGATCCATAAGTGCCACATTCATTACAGCTGTATTCATAGGTAGGCATTACTTGGCTCCAATTAACTGACAAGTGTGACAGACCACGGTATTAAACTTCCAACTGCCACACTTATCACACCTGCTTATATCGCTCTCTGGTATATTTGTAGCTTCTGCTATGTTTTTAACACCCACGCACCCACAATCCATACACTGATAAGGTCTAAATCCTTCTGGCGTATCTATCTTGTTTAGCCATAAGAATTCAGTATCTCTATTACAGCCATTACATTTGAATCTAGTGTGCATTGTGATAAACTCCTTATTGCCTACAGTGACACTGAGTGCAAACCAAGAAATTACCAGAATGTATTAGCCTGTCATCATTACAAGCTACACATAGGTCAATCGATGGCGTGAGGGTTCGCTTATCATCTTCTAAACGTAGAGTGAACCCATCACGTATAATTTCAACATATCCCATTTACTCACCTCCCTCGCTATCACTAGGGAAGAACCAAGATCCAGCAGCTGTGAGTTTTGCCCATCTAGCTTCACACTGGTCAGGCTTTGCAGCACTGCATACATAGCCGTAATAACTCTTGCCAGTTTTTGCTATACCTTCTTTGAGTATCATCGCTCCGTGTTTACATTCTTGCGCCTTTGGTGGCAGCGGTATTGCTTCTACTGCATCACCAACCGACCAGACTGTCGGCTCTTTTTTATCTTCTGCAAAAGATGCACGTAACACATTTTCTACAGCTCTCGCCCTAGATCCTGGTGGTGAGTAACTTGCAACCTTTGTCATTTCCTCTCGGCTAGCCCTTTTGCCCTTAGCTGCATAACCTGCATTTGCAAGCGCTCTGCCGATCGCTGAAGTCTCAGCATTCTCCAATGCAGAAGTTGAATTGACACCCCGATCACTAATGCTTTCACTAGCAAGGCCAGTCGCCCACGCTTGGGGGTCGGCTTCCGTCTTAAATAGTTGAGCACTAACAATGTATCTAGTGTCTGTGGCCTGCTCGATCTTTGTAGATAATCTTCCATCTGGATAGTCCTTCCAAAACTTTTCTAGTCGGCTCTCGACTGTTTCGTAATCTGCTAAGTTAAATGCCATTAGTCATCCCCCCAGGTAAAATTGATGTCGGCTTCTGCATCAAGGACTGTCTGGTATATCGAAATGTAAGCAAGTGCATCGATGATCGAGTCACTGTGGCCTGGAGACTCAGTAAGCCTAGAAACCTTGACGAGCGCCATACATAATGCGACTTGACTAGGCGTAATTGGATGGTCGAGGTATGCCGACCACAATTCACTGATCCTTTTATGGTTTGTGTAAGGGTGACCATAGACCGATCCCCTTGTATGCACCAGGTCGACAACATCTGCCAGCAGCTTCTCAGTTTTTGTCATAGTCAAATACCTCATCGGTTTTAACCTTGTTTTGAATCATACGTCTGTGCATATCGAAGCCATCCTTACGGCCCCTCCAATAGTAAGACTGCTTCATATCATCAATCCGCATAAGTAGTAGCCAAGAAGCCATACTAAGTCCTATAAATAAATATATAGCTAGTTCAAGTGTCATTTTGTAGCCCAATCTATGCACACATACTTTGTGGCACAGGCATAGTGTTGCACCTGTGTATGACTTTGTGGATTATTTAAGGTTGTTTTATTATAACGATTAGATAACGTTAATATCTTCGAGGTCATCGATATGGTCATCGATAGTGCGCTCGGCGTACTCTGTATTAAGCCCCATAGTGTCTGCCTAATGCTGTAAATGAGCCATCCTTGTTTATTGGCACCAGGGTTGGTGTCAGGGTCTTACCTATGGTTTCTAGTATAGCAATACCCATCTGCCAATTAGCGCTTCCATAGCGTAAATAAGAGGCTTTTTTCCTATCCATAAGATTACCTACCTCAACCCCATATAAGGCCCTGTAATGGCTTCCTACGCCCTCTGCATAGGCACTCATACCTAGCCTGTGGGTGTGTCCACACAATACAGATTTACCCCATTTTTTAGCCAGGTTAAGAGCTGTAATACCAGCGTGCTGAGACATATTGCCTTCATCGCCGTGAGCCAACATCCAGCCTGGGTGAAATTCATAGGCTGTTTTGTGGTACTCCATACCCATATCCTTGAAACCCATAAAGGCTGGGTACTGTAACTCTGGGAGACTTATTAAACCAGGCACCTTAAGCAAAGTGTTATATAAGCGATCAGTATGATTACTGCGGATAATATGACACTCTCGGCTGTACTCACTGAGATCCCACAATATCGACTTAGTAAGTTCCCGATCATCGTGAATGGTTTGCCGATAAGCCAAAGGTGTGCCCTCAGCCCATTTGCTAATTGTATTAAAATCAATTTCATCCCCGACCACCAATACTGAATCAAACTTCTCCCGCCTTGCTAACTTGATAACATTCTTTACAGCTGCTTCGTGGTGGAATGGCACCTGTAAATCACTGATAACTAAGTAGCGCTTAATCTTCTTCCTCACTAGGAGTTGGAATAACTGGGATAATGCCCTTATCGCCTACTACCCAATCGGGCATAGACTCTGGGCTATCCATTAGATACAACGCAACAGACTCACTAAAACCAGCCTTGCGTGCAGCTTTATACATTTCGTGCTTGGCAATATAAAACACCTCTAGCTTAGATAATGGGTCAGGTGTTCTACGCACCCTGCGCCTATTTATCTTTTTGCGTTTACGTGTGGTTGCCATATTAAAATTATGACTTACTGATTAACATAAAGAGATCATCGACACGCTTCTCTAGCCGTGTTAATTGATCCTTCATACTAGAGCCACCATTCGGGCGCAACTCATTAAGCCAGCCTTTAACTAAGAAACGTAATCCTATTAGACCGCCTGATAGCACGGCCATAACGCCAGCGCCAAAGCCAGCCCATTCTGTAGGACTCATTTTTCATTAGCACCGATGCCATAGGCAATATCGGATTTATCTAAAGCCCTAGCTGCTGGCCCTGCGAGTGCTGCAATTACTACAGACAGCGCTGGATCTAAACCTAATTCATTACTTGCTAAGAATGTTAAGAATGATACCAATACACCACGTGCGTATGACTTTAGTATCGTCTTTTGTTTTTTGCTTATCTTCATATCTTGCCCCCTAGTAATGGGATCTCAAATGGTTTTCCATCAAGATCGCCTAGCTTTGTAAAACTGCAGTGCAAATGTTTTGTATGCGGATTTATGCCGTTGTATTTTCTCCAACGCCAATTTAGTATCTTGCTGGCGATGCGGCCATTATGGATGACGTAAGATATACGTTTATCGGTTTTTGCAGCGATTCGGATCTGGTCAGCCAGATCAGCACTGACCCCATCGGATGCACAAAGGCGAGCATCAATATCAACTGCTCTGACCCACCCAAGTTTGTCTGGATTATGATCCGATTTTCTGGCGGCGTGACGGCTATCGCCCACCCACCCATCACTGGCAGTACGCCTATCTGGAAACCAGGTATCAACTTGATCTCTTAACTGCACACCAGCTGCACATAATTTTGGCTTAGACATTTCTTTATGCTGGATCAATTACTACTGGTCTTAAATCAGTTATTATTAAATCGTTTGCATACTCATTATCTACCTGAGCAATAACCTTATTGCCAACCAATATGCTAGAAGTGTAAGCAATTGTTTTTTGGGCATTCTCATCTGGTAATCCCGTTGCCTGATTGACTGGGGTTAATGGATAACCTAGTTCATCGCACAAAGCATTGTGCCAAGTATCAAAATCGGCTTGAGTATTCCATTCGTACCAGTTCATTAGATACCCCACTTAGAAGTAAAATAATCTCTTATTGTTGTGCGATTGCCGTCAGTTGCGCCTGTTGCATTAAAGATTACTATTTCAGCAATAGAGCCTTGTAGGAAACCAAAGGTATTAGCGTAGCGACCCAATTCCAAAGGTCTTGCGGGTGCGCCTGTGTCTGCTGCTGCGCTTTGAGTATTGTTTTTTATTGCCGTTCCTGCATTTTTGAAAATTGAACTTCTATCTGCTGCCGTAGCATTGGCTGGATCTCCTAAAACTCCTATATTGTAATAATTTTGTGGCACAAACGAATTGTCGGCTTCATTGTTAATTACACTTCCTAAAGTAGCATTGTTTTGTGTGTGTGAAAATCTTTGTCTGCTAATTCTATAATCTGCATAGTAGTTAGTGCCACCCTCTGTGGCTGAATCTGCAAGGTTCATAACGCCCATAAAAGTATCAGGGTTTGCTACTGTTCCTAATTTGACTACCATACATACTAGATACTTAGTATTAGATTTCAAAAATGTCCAGTTAGATGCTGTTGCTGCTGTCAAGAAATTATCAACACCATCAAAATCTATAACATTTAAAGTGTTTAATGTATTAACTCCAGAGGCAGGGCGATTTGTAGCAGTGCCTTGTGTTACATTGTAACCATTTCCCGATTTATCATTCCATTGGGTAACGGCACTTCCTGAAAGCGAAATACTAGAAGTATCGGCTGCATCATACCAAGCCATTACATTTGTTAGCGGCAAAGGAAATGGCGGCGGAAATGCTGGCGCAGCCTGACTCAAAGTTCCAGCAATTATATTTAACATTTATGCAACTGCTCCAACTACATACCAAGCGTTAGCAGCTGTCTTTATGCATACTGCGGTTTTGTATTGGGCTAATGTTGGTGATGCTGCAACTGCGCCAGCACTTAATACCGTTGTAGTACCAGGTGTGACTGCGCTAATTGTGCAAGTACCTGCACCGATATTCAATACCGTAATAACTGTGCCTACTGCAAAGTTATATGTTGCATCGGTTGGCAACTTAAATGCTATAGCAGTTGCTTTATTGATCTGTACTAATTGTTGGTATTCATCGCCACTAGCAGCTGTGTAATCGGCTGTTTTAGCAGTCTGTACTGTAAAGGCTGGTAGTCCATTCCACATAGCAGAAGTAACTACATCACCAGTATTGCCTGGAAAAGTTGGCATTATATCTCCTTAATAAGATAATACGTTTTGATCTAAGACCCCGTAATCTACGTTGCCTATTATAAACCCATCTATGACAGGTTCTAGCGTTGTAAACACCACTTTAAAGCTGTTAGGTGTGATGATGTTGGATACGCCAAAGATTTGCAGGGTTTTCTCCAGCTTAGATCCACCAGGCTGGGTAGTGATTACTGTGATCGGATCAAAGAAATCTAGGTTTAGGGCTGCTACTACACCTGTATCGTAGTTAGGGGTGTATAGGTCTAGCTCTATGGCATCGCATCGGATGGTTGTCTCAGCCCTACTGGCCACATAAGCTCTGGCATAATCTAAAGCCACGGCATCTGTCTGCATTAGCAGATCTTGTTGGTTATATGAATGAATAAAATACTTGTCAATACTGGCTTGATTGCTAGCAGATTGCACAGTGCCACCAGTCCTGGTTATCTGGGCTGAATTGAATATAAGGGTGTCATCTAGTTTCCAGGCTGCGTTAGCGTATGGGATACCTGTGCCATCATCTGCAAAGACTGTGGGTGTGCCACCTATAGTAGCTGTGGCTGTAAGCCTGTCTTTAAATACAAAGGATCCATCAAAGCCTACATATATTGCGCCGTACTCTGACTGGGCGACAGTCTGCATAGCACCTAAAGCAGTGCGTGGGGTGCCTGGATCATTCTGTAATGTAGTTTGACCTGCATCTATTTGGCGCTGTGATAATGGCCAGTCGATCTCATCTAATATCTCATTAATACGTGTGCCTGATAGGTCACCAGCAGTCGCACCTGTGACTGTAGAGATCTGGGCGTTGTAAGCCAGGCGCATAGCATCCACAGCTTGTATAGTTGTGTAAGCAACCTCTGTGGCATCTTTCGGTTGTGTGTTTACATAACTTGTAATAAAGCCTGAGAATAGAGGATAAGTAACATTGTTATATGTAGCAGATATGCTGACTTTTTTCATAGGTGTTAGTAATCCAAAATAAGGCCCAGTCGGGTTAGTTGGGTTAAAGTCGCCATTCTGATCTACTATGCGTAGTGTTAATTGGCCTGTCTGGAATTGATCGTATAAAGCATTACGGCCTACAGCTGTTTGAATAAAGTTAATACGATCTGACACGTCAACAATAACTGCTACTGCATCTGCTAGTACGTTTGTGCCTAATACGCCAATATCTAACTGCATAGCCTGAGCAGTGCTTGGCCCAGTCGAGAAGTTTATTGTGGCGTTGATTACTGGGACTGTCATTGAAACGCAATCGATCCAGCAGGTACTAATGCTCCATTACCTAGTTTAGTAATGTTACCTAAAGCATCTTGAATATAGGTAGTCAAATCTTGATTAGTGCTTAATACTGCGCCTGTGTTTACTGTTACCTGTGGTATTACTGTTGGTGCTGCTGCTGCGGCAGCTGTTGATGCACTAGATGGCATTCCACCTGGCACGGCATATTGGCTCATCTGTGCTAAGAATGCATCGGCCTGTGCTTGTAATCTTGCAGATGAGGCAGCCAAGCCTGCTGCTGCGCCTGCTTCAATTCCCATCGATTTAAATTGGCCAACCAAACTGGTAAAAATTTGATCGTATTTATTAGGCAAAGTATTCAAAGCATTAGCGGCATCGGTAGCAGCAGTAGCTAATAAATCAGCAGATGTCTTAGCGTTTAACTCTGCAAGATACTTCTTAGCCAAAGCCTCGTTATTATCTAGTATCGCTATCTTGGCTTGTATGCGTAGTTTGGTTTCGGCATCTGTAGCCTCAGCCAACGCCTTCATTAAACCTATGCGCTCAACGTTAAACTTTTCTTCTAGTTTATCTACCTCGGTCTTAGCCTTCATTTTGTTAATTTCGTCTTGGCGTAATTTATTAGAAGTTCTTAATAATTTGTTTGCTCGTTCTATATCTGCTGTTGCACTAGCGCCTAGTGAATAAGTGAAATTAGATGTGGGTTTATTTCGTTCTTTGCTTGCTTGTTTTGCCAATGTTTCTAAATATGGCCCTAAAACTGGTATGAAACTTAATGGCCCGCCTAAATTTTTAGCGGTTCCTTCAAATCCAAAAAATTCTTTAGTTTTGGCAATAAGTAAAGCCATACCATAAGTAACATCTGCAATATCCGTTGCAAGATCTGTCATAGCATCGCTTAAATTTTCTATAGAATTATCTTTAGCTAATAATTGCAAAGAATCTAATAAACCTTTACCAATAATTTCTGACGCATCTGCTGCGGCAACTTTCAGAAGATCCATTTTGCCAGCATAAGTATCTAACCTAGCTGCTGATTGGCCTGCAAACTTCTGATTAAGTTCGGCCATAATTTTTTCCATATTGCCAGTTTTAAGCGTGGCCTTACTTATGCCTGCGCCCAACCTGCTAAGTCCAGCAGTGTTACCAGAATATGCTCGTGTTAAAGCTGCGCTGACTTGCTCTACTGACTTGCCTGTAGCTGCGCTAATATTAAGAGCAGTGGCTAAAGCATCTTGGCTTTGAGTAACAGATCCAGTAACAGTCAATAATTGTTGAAACGCAGGTCGTAATTCGTCATCTAATACGCCAGTAGTTTTTTGTAAGTTTGCTATGTAGTATTCAACGCTTGGCGCAGAAAATGCAAAACCAGTATTTTTAAGTTGCAATTCTAACGCTTTAGCCGCTTTCTCGTCAGCCATAAATGCAGCTACAGCCTGCTTGCTAAATGCTAATAATTTTTGAGCGCCAAAAACTCCTGCAAAGGTTTTGCCTAAAGTTTTAAGAGTTTTGTCAAACGCACCAATTTCTTTTTGGCCCTTTTTTAATCCTTTATTATCAAAGGTGCTGACTGCGCTGACAATTAAATTAGCCACTATGCTGCCTTACGTAATTGTGTTTTTTTATTAAAGTCTGTTGCCACCGTATTTATTGCAGAAACCACAGCAGGGATAACTTTGTTAGATTTCTCAAACCACGCCCTGTAAATTAATCGGCCTCGTTGCTTGCCTTCACCCTTCATCTGGCTAATTGATTCAGCAGATTCTATAAACTGGATGCCAGCATTAGGGTTAAGACTTTCAGAATTGGATGAGCCTCGGCGGTTTTTACGGCCAGCAGTTTCAAAAATTGCGCCAGGTGCTGATATGTTTGCTACGTAGAATGCTGCTGCAAAACCACTGCGATTGCGCCTATTTGTGCCAGCGTTGTATTTAATTAGAGATCTTGCTAAAGAATAATCGTATGCTGGGAATGCTCTAAATTTAATTGTTTCAGCTGACGTAGTGCCCTTACCCCAGCCGCTTAATACCTCATCTTGGCGTGGTAAATAACCACGTGCTGTATCTCGAACAGTGAGCATCGCTGTCTTAATATCTTTAGCCATCTGCTTATTAAGCTCTGGCTCTACTTCTCTCATAGCCTTTTGGAGTTGCTTAACGCCGTTTACTACGACTGGCATTTCGTATCTCCTTAGCTCTGTCGGTTAGCACTTGTATGATTGCTGCATACATTTCGCTATCCATATCAATAAATTCTCTAGGCGGTATCCCAGTCTCTACGCTCAACTGTGCGATGCTGTAAAGGATTGAATCCCGCTGTGTTATTTTTTTTCTTCGTCTAATACCTCGACAGTATCTAGAGTGTCTATGAACTCTGATCCCCATAAAGGTATCTGTGCGCCAGCCCTGCGTAAGCATTCATAAGCCAGCCAGAATATCTCTGTTTGACGTTCGTGTTCACGCAGGACTTTACTAATTCCTGATCCGTACTTTAACTCGAAAGCGTACTCGACACCTGGTGTTATCTTGTGCTCTGATACTTCACCATTAGCCCTTGTTATCTTTAGCTTTGCCATTACTACTCCTTAGTTAGAATGCCACCGATGGGGACACTGTTATTGCGGAGTTTACTGTAAATGTGATAGATGAGGTAGCAACCTCGGCTACTCCACCTTGACCGATTGGGGTCAAGTTGTTTACAAGTACAGAGAATTGGTAAGTAGGGTTTGTGGCTCCTACAGCTGTGCCTTTAACAGTGATTACTGATACTGCTAGGGTCTTGCCAAATGCTGCGCTTAATGTCTCGTTTACCTGACTAGCTGCCCAGTCATTGATAAAGTCAATAGTGAATGTGCCTGATTGTAGACCAGCAACAAACTTGTGCGCTGTGTCACCCATAGCGGTTACTTCTAACTCATCCACGATCTGGTTAATTACGGCATTAGTTACGTATGAGCTAATGTCGATGGATGGTGTAGTTGGCGCAGCATTGGTAGCCAACTTAACACCTACGTTATTATTTAAATAGATTGCCATTGTTATTCCTCGTCTTTCTTAGTTTGTGCAGTTGGTTTTGGTGCGCTTGCTATTTGGCCTGTCTTTTTTAAGAAGGCTAAGTCTTCTTCGTGTGTGCTCATTTTAACTCCAGCTCGTTAGGATTGATACAGTTATTTCTGATGTTAATAAATCTCCACTAGCTGCATTGGTTATAGCTGGAGCGGAGACACTTGATATGTTGTAAACCAGGGTAGATGCCGCTAGTTTAGTTACTACTGCCACAATAAAATTCTCTATGCCTAATAGGTTGCCTTGATTGTCAAATGCAGGTGTGGTTACTAAAATCTTAAAATTAGCCAGGGGTGCTATGGCAGTCTGGCTGTTATTGCTTGGCACGATGTAAGGATCGCTAGGTGTCACGACTACGCTGTTAGCAAGTAAGGTTGCAGGTGGAAAACTAAAGGTAGACCATACTCCAGCGTTTGTTAAAGCTGTTGCTAGCGTGCCACGTAGGGTGCTTATTGCAGCCATTAGCCCACCAGTGATGCAGGACTAGCGTAAGGCTGGATGAGACCTCTGACAAGATTTATCAGCTGGTAACCCATTTTATAGGGGCTAGCACTTATCCCATCCATACCTACGCTCCCAGTCTGCTGCGTTTGTCTAGCCTGCCAGATTTGCGTGGCCAGGATCATTGCGGCTTCTCTTATAGCTGGGGTGGTCGCATAAGATTGAGTTTTGTGATCTGGGCCTGTGGCCACTCCGTATGGTGCTACTTTATGGAAAACTTGGTTTGCAGCTGTTTTGTTAAACTGCACAAATGAATAGCCATTAGGGTAATTAACTTGGCCATAGTTATACATAAATACTGGGATCAGGCTAGTAGTGCCAGATGTAGGTGGAATTGTGCCAGTGATTGTGTGCGTGCCATTAAATGTGGCACCGCAAGCACTTACCACTATTGATTGTGTCGCAGCGAATGCGTTTGGATTAGCAAGCATAAGTGTTGCCACGTTATCTTGTAATGATGTAGCTACTACTGGGACAGTGTTAAACCATAAATATTGATTGAGTAAATCTTCTGCCGATTGAGCACATTCTTCGACAGTGCTGTCTGAATACAACGAGCCTATTCCTAAGTTGGCTCTTAGCTCTGCAACAGTTACATATGTGGCTGCCATTGTATTCCTCTCTTAAAAACTCCCCCAGGGCTAGGGCTACTAAACCCCAGGGGATTACTTATTGATTAACGGGTCTTATCAGGTCTTCTTGTACTTCAAGATTCCGTTAGGCATCTTGGCGATTGTTGCCATATATCCGTAGATAGCAACCTGTACTTGTAGATTTGATACTACATTTACGCTCATAAAGTTTTGTGCTGAGCGATATACAGTGAATGCCTCTGGTGCAAGAATGATTGCTGAATCATCATCGAATGTAGTTGCAGTGAAGTTCTTGTCTACATATAGATCAAGTCCTAGCACGTTGCCACGGATAGATGATGGTGTAACTTGTCCAGCTGCGTTCATTGGTTGTAACGCATTAAATACTGGGCGCTTTGTTGTATCTTGCGCACCAATTAACGCACCCCATTGTGCTGGGTTAGCGATGTAATTCTGTGCGAAATAGCCAGTGTTTGTGTAGATGGTGCGTGCGCCTTCTGTTGCGAATGCAACAATACCATCAAGATCTGCAGTTGTATTTGTACCATTGGCACTTGCTTGGATCAAAGCTGCTAATACAGTCTGATCTAGGCGCTTTAAGTATGCGTACTCAAGTTGCTTTGTAAGCTCTGCATAGAAGTTTGGATCTGAACGCTCTAGTAATTCTACTGAGAGTGTGTTCATACCAGCGTACTTAGATACTGTGCCAGTTAGGTACTGAGTTTCCATACCTGTGTTTTGTACTGCGCCAGCTTCTGCTTCTACAGTTACTTCTGGTGCAACACCTGATCCGCCACCAACGCTTGTAACCAATGAAGGTACTGAAATAGACATACCTGATGTTGGTAGTGTGCCTTGTGAGCAAGCATCGATTGCTGGTGTACCAAAGCGTGTGTTAGTTACAAACTCGCTTAGGTATTGTGTTGGATTAAATGCTGGGTTGGTTGAGAATGAATCATCCGCAGCTGTTACGTATAACTTTGAATCTTCGTTACCAAGTGCAGCCTTAATCTTGTGCTCTGTATAAGCAGCCATAGATGTAATAGGTGTGCGAATTGATGTCTGAATAAGTGGTGCTGTAATTATTGGGCGTGCGGCTTCTACTGTAGGAGTAGCAGCCTCTGCCTTTGCTTCTTGTGGCGCTGTTGCTAAATCTTCCACAGGAGCCTCGCTTTCTTTAGTTTCGATTGGTGTCTCTGCTTCGCTTTCGCTAGCAGCAACTTTAGTTACTTGCGCTGCACTAAATGCAGGTGATTCGACTAGGCTAACTTCTTTTAAAATTGCGCTAGTCACGTATAAATAATCTTTTTTCTGGATTGACTTGTTCACGTCTACTCCAACAGATAAGCCATCGATTAACTGCTCGCCTGCAAGTATTAGGGCATCTTGGCCTTGCATTGATGCACTGATTTTGAATGATGCGTAGATGCCATCTTCTGCCTGGTTAAATTTTTGCATTCTTCCGATAGGGCGCTCGGCACTGTGCTGCATAAGCATCTTGACCTTGCCTGGGTCGCCTATCTCGATTGACCCTTTAGCAAAAACCACTTTACCTACAGAAGTATTGCCTACTTCTTCAAATGGCACGATCTTGCCAGCAATAATTCTGCGCTCTGTATCGGCAGCTTCTACCTGGCTACTGAATGTAAGTATCATCGTTTTGTTCTCTTCCGTTAGGTGTTAGGTTTTCCATTTCTTTTGCATCATCTATATCAATTAAGCCTAGATTGATCATTTTCTCTAAAGCTTCTAAACGCTTCATTGTGTCAGCACGTAGGAATGATTCCTCAATAGCAAACTTAACAACGTGGCCACGTGGGGTTATATCATCCATAGATAGTCGATCTTCGATGGCACAGATAAATGGTTGCAGTGAATATGCAACAAACTCTTTACGGCCATCAATAATGTTCTGGTAAGTCATTGAATTATTCATATCCGCTGAGATGTAATAAGCGGGTACATTCATCGCTCTAGCAATTTGAGTTGCTAAGTATTGTTGCGCTTCGTTATACATCATATCTTTAGGAGAGAATCCTGTGGTTTCATAAGATAAAGTAGATGTTAAATATGCTGTTGATCTATTTAATCTGCTTTGCTTCCATTGTGCTAATAATCCTGATACTTGCTGCTCTGGTAAGTCTGCGCCAGTGTTTTTAATGTAGCCAGATGGCATCGGAGTTTGTGCAGATACAGCTGCAGCCTTTTCAATATCTAATGCGCTTTGTATTGTGCGTGATGCAGTTTGTAATACGCCTTGTGTTAAACCCTGGAATGTAACTAGTGATCCAATACCAGACATAGGTGCATCAACGCCATCAACATAATATGCGCTAACTTCTGTACCAAATTTATTTGTAGTAAATGTAACTCGGTTATTAGCAATCCACTCAAATCGTGATGGTCTTAAATCATCTGCATATAATTCTGTAACACGCCAATATGCAACACCATAAAACAACAAACTATCGACAGTCCAAGATAAAGTGACGGATCGTGGTTGTCGATAGTCTGGTTGATCGAGCCAAAGAGGGTTCCCCAACTCCTCACCATTAGACTTTTTGTAAAGTTTTAATGGCAGATAGGAAACTACACCAGCAATAAGATTTCTGCAACGGCTGACAGCTGGTACTTGCATTGCATAATTGCGATCTAATCCACCAGGAAAATTACCAACACCAGTTGTAAATGAACCATAGCCATAAGCTGTGTCCATAATGGCAGGGGCGTATTGCGCTTGTACGGATTCCGTTTTTTTGTTTATACCCAAAGCAGACAATAGACCCATATGTATACTTTATACCATAAATCGGACTATTGGTGCAAATTACACAAAGATTTGCGCAGTTTGTTGTGGTTTTGTTAATTGACTTACAACCATCGCTAGTGATATGGCGGCTGTAACATCGCCAGCCGATTTTCTACGTATTATGCGCCAGCCAGCATCATTAGTCTTAGCTGCACAGTTATTTAAATGCTGTACTAGCTCTGCCTGTCCAGAATGGACTACTCGATTATTGGCTAGGCCATCGGCTAGGTCTGAGCACGCCTGGTAAAACGCCTGGCCTGATACATCGACCATCCGCCATCCGCTTTGCTCTAATCTAGTAGCAATAGTTTGCGTGGCGTACTTGTCATAACAGATAGTGTGTGGATGGTACTTACGTGCCCACTCATTTATGTCACTAGCCATTTTAATTTCATCTATTGCAATATCACTATGCCACAACTGTGCTAATCCGACTGCTATTTTTCCATCACGTACCTGACCCATTACGAGGGCTCCTGATCGCCTTGTAGGTGCAATATCAAATGCCATAATTGTTTGTGGCCCGACAGGTATTTCTAGACTGCTATCGCTACACTGCTCGATTGATCCATAAACCCAGGGGCTTACAGCGCTATCGATCCACTGGCATAACATCTCAGTACGTGTAGCTTCTATACTGTTGGTGCTTACAGATTCTTCCAATGTTTGCTCAGTTATCAAATGCCCTAATGCTGGGTTTGCCATAGCCCAGGCTTTTTTATCGTGTATCTTGCAGTGCTGTGGTGCGCTGTACTCGTAATACCCTAAATTGTCAGGTGGATATGATAGGCAGCGTTCTCTAAGATCATTAAGCACTGTGCTAAAGCCATCGCCTGCGTTGCTGGTCATTAAGGTCATCGAATTAGGCCGAGCACGTGTTACAGGTAGTGCAGCTGTAAAGGCTTCTTCTGTCCACTCTCTTAACTCATCGATGTATAAGAAATCTGCAGTCTTTCCACGTGGGGCATCTCTTGTAGCTGCTGCAATTTCATACCTGGCACCATTAAGTAAGCTAATAGATTCTTGTCCATTAGCCAGGCGTATCTGCCTTACTTGATCTTTTAAAAATTGATTATCTTCTATTGTGTATGCAACCTGCCTAAAGGTATCTAATGCCATATTGCGGTTAGATGACATACCTAGTACATTTTTAGAGCCCCATAAGAATAAATGTGACAATATAAGCATTCTGGCCAGGTGTGTCTTGCCATTCTGGCGTGCTACAAGTACTAAAGCGGTTTTCTTGCGCCAGGCATTTTCATCATCTACAGATAACAAGTCATCTAGCACCCAGCGCTGCCAAGGTATTAACGGCAAGCCTATTTTTTCAGCTAAATCAGCAACCTCTTGCGCCCTGGACTTACCTTTAAGTAAGGGCGTGTGGATTCTAGGCTCAGTGCTGCCAATTAGCCCGACCCCTCGTTTGATCTGGCTTACTTCAATATCATTTTGCATCGAAGTCAAGCGTATCAGGTTTATTAAAAGGTGAGTCTGGCACTGTACTGGTGGTCTCAGGGAGAGAAGGTTTGAA